TCACGACACTGCCGCCAAATTCTTCGTACTCGTAGGTGGTGTCGATGCCCGCCACGCGAATCGTGTGGGCGGCGCAGCCGAAGTAGATGGCGTCGTTCACGCTGTTGTTCGCGGCGTACCACGACGACGGGAACGCGGCGAAATTCTTCGTGACCTTCATCAGCACCACGCTTTCCGTGGTCATCAAGCCGGGGTAGAAGTCAAAGGCGGAATTGGTCAGCGGGTGGGTCGTGCCGTTGCCGCTACCGGGCGTCCCAGGGTGGAAATACCGCAACGCTGGAAACTCGCCGCTGCTGCCCTCGAAGTTCCAGATGCCAGGGCGTGACGTTGGGTGCAGTATCTCCTCGTCGCGCACCGTGCCGTATTCGGCGATCAGCTCGACGTGGTACGGGCTGCCCTCGTACCCTTCGTTCATCCAGATTTTGCGGAGCTTCCAGGCCGTTAGGTCGGGATGCGTAAGCCCCCAGTCCGCGCTGCCAAGCGCGGCGATCATGACCTGATTAAAGGTCGTCTCCGTGCCTTGCGTGGTGTTGTCGCTCAAGACGCACACCCAGCGCCGCTTGGCGATCATCGGGCGCGTGATTTCACGCTCGTAAGTCCGCGCCAACTCTTTGGTAGAAACGACCGGCATAAATCACCCCATTCTCGCCGCGCCGACAATCGCCACGGGCTGGTTGAAGTAGTTCGAGGCGGCACCCGTGATGCCCGATGCGATGGCGTTGAGCAGCCGCGTCTGGAGTCGCGCCTCGATGAGCGCCGGGTCTTGGGCCTGGGCCGCCACGTCCTGCACCAAGGCTTGACCCTCGGCCGTGCGAATATCAGCGACGTTCACCGTGGCGTTTGTGGGCCGCGTCAGCGCCTCCATGCGGCGGGCCTGCTCCTCGGCGACGCGGGCGCTCTGGGCCAGGGCGGCGTTCGCCCCGGCGTAGGCGTTTTGGAAGCCCGAGAGGAAGGCTTCATTCTGGCGGGCGACCAAGCTCTGGAATTGCTGTGCGGCCGTCTGGCCCTGTTGCAACTGCTGGGCCTGCTGGCGGTTGGCCTGCGTGCGGCCGTTGGCAATCTGTTCCTCGCCGCGCTTCGCTTGCTGCAACTGCTTCAGCCGCGTCGCGCCAGCACGGGCGTCGGCAAGATTGCCTGACTTGCGGGCGGCCTCAAGCGCTTTTTGTTCGGTCAGTATCTTCGCTTCGAGTGCCTGAACGTTGACCGCCGCCTGCTTCTTCCGTTCTTCGAGTTGCTTGACCGCTTCGAGTTCGGCCTTCTGCCGCTCGTCGATCTTTGACGTGAGAAAGTCCTCAACCCGCTGGGCAGCGGCCAGCCGCTGATTGAACAGGTCTTGCTGCCTGTCCACCTCACGCTGGTACGTCTCGGCGGTGAGGATGCCGTCCTGTGCCTGTTGCTGGGCCTTGGCGATGCCTTGTTCAAGAGCCTCGGCAGCCAACGCCCCAACGTTGCCGAACTGCTCGGCCTTGCCGATGAGGGCGTCGATGCTTTTGTTCGTGGCCTCAAATGTTTTCGTAAACCCCTCGGCGAAGCCTTGATCGACGGCCTGCTGCTGGGTATCAAGTTTGGCTTGCAACTGGTCGAGTTGGGCGAGCTTGGCCGTGGCGGCATCGGCAGCGATGACGTTGCCCGCTTCACGCTGCTTGCGGATTTCTTCTTCTAGCCGCAACCGCTCGCGGTCCACGACTTCAATATCCCGCTCCAACTGCGTCGTCGTGTCGCCCGCCTTGAGCAGTTCGGCCACGCGGTTCTTCTCGTTTTCGAGCGTCCGCTTCTGGAGTTCGTCGATCTTCTTGAAGCCCTCAATCTGCTTGTCGTACTCAGCCGTGGCCTTCTCGGTCTCGGCGGCGAGCGTCGCGGCGTTGATGCGGCCGTCCTCGAACTGCGCGCCGAGGTCGCGGAGTTTGTCTTGGAATTGTGCGGCGGCGTCGAAGCCAGACTGCCCGAATTGCTGCGCGCCCTCGACGGCCTTGTTGATCTTTTCCTGCAACCCGGCGAGCGTTTTTTCGGTTTCGGCGTTGATCTGAATGTCGAGCTTCGCGTCTTCCTCAATCGCCGCCAGTTCAGTTTTGAACGCGGCCCCCGCCTTCTCGGCCTCACGCCGGAACGTCTCCTCGTTGAACAGCCCGGCGTCGAGCTTCTTTTTCAGGTCGTCTATCGCGGTCTGATACCGCAGGGCGGCGTCGAAGCCCGCCTGCCCGAACTTGGCCGACTCGTTGATGGCGTCGTTGACACTGCCCGTGATGTTTTGCAGCGTCTTTTCAAACTCCTTCGCGAAGCCACCGGACAGCGGTTCCTCCGCGGACTCACGCAGGCGGTCAACGGAGGCTTTCGCGTTGTCCGTGTTGCCGAGCCACCCGTCGAACAACTGCGTCACGGAAAAAACGCCGTCGCCAAGTGCCGTGAACGTCTCGCCCACCGCATCAAGCACTGGCGTCAGCACCGTGCCGATGGCCTGTGCCAGCCGCGTGACCGATGCGATGAGGTCGGCAAGCAGATTGGCGAAGCCTTCCACCACGCCAGCGAACGGCAAGATTGCGGCCTGCCCCAGCCCGGCGAGTGCGGTCTGCACGTTGTCGAACGCAGTGCCGAGCGACGATACCCGGTCGCGGTCGATCTCGCTGATCCCCGCCGCGAACCGTTCCAGCGAAATACGAGATTCCTCTAGAGCGTTGAACACAGGCAGGAGCGTGAGGCCGTTCTTGCCCAAGATGTCCACGGCAATCGCAGCCCGCTTTGCGGGGTCTTCGATTCCCTGCAACGCGTCGGAGACTTCCTTCGCCAGCCCGGCAGTATCGGCGGTGCGGAGTCGCTCCTGCGAAATCCCCAACTCCGCAAATGCTGCGGCGGCTTGCCCGCTGCCCGAGCGGGCCTCGGCGAGCGTGACGTTGAACCGTTGGAGTCCAGAGGCGACCGTTTCGATGCTCTGCCCCGTCCGCTGCGATGCTTCTGCAAGCACTTGAATCGTCTGGAAATCAGTGCCGAGTCGCAGGGCGGTGTTGCCTAATTGCTCTAGTCGCCCTTCAAGATCAGCCAGCCCGCGGACGACGCCCACCGCTGCCACTCCGAAACCGGCAACAGCGGCCAGCCCAAGGTTGACGGGGTTGATGATCGACGTGATTGAACGTCCAACAGATTGCAGTCCCGGCGTCAGCCCGCTAGAAAACGCACGGGTCAGCCCCTCTCCTGCGCTCGCAAGACCGGACAGCCTCCCCGCCACGTTGCCAATCGGGCCGGGCAGCACGGCGAGGACGCCAGAAAGTTCTCGAAACTTCAGTACGCCCGCGTCGCCTGCGGCTTCGATTCTTTCGGCAGTCCTGCCCGCCTCAACTGTTGCCTTTGCAAACAGCCCGGCTTGCCGCTCCAGTTCGCGGTTGAAATCCTGTTCCGTAAGTAAGTTTTGCTGCTTGAGCCTGGAGGCAACTTCCATCGCAGCATCGAATCGTTCTTGAGCCGTGAGGTTGGCTTGCCGGATTTTGTTGGCCTCGGCTTCTAACGCGGCCCGTTCGCGGTTGGCCTGCGCCGCAGCAGCGGCTTCAACTTTGCGGGCTTCGGCAAACGCATCGGCCTGTTGTTTCTCAGCGGCGGCAACAGCATCGGCCCGCTGCTTCGCAGACTCGGCGGCCTGCTTGTCGAGGCCGAGCTTGTCGATAGCGGCGGCGTTCAATGCCTGCGTGTCGATGGCACCGGCTTTTTCTAATTCGACATAGCGGGCAATCTCGTCGGCAACGTACTTTGTCTGGTCTCCGTATTGCCGCTGGATGCGTGCGCCTTCTTCAAAGATCGCCTGCCTTCGTTGCTCCGCTTCGGCAGCGGCGGCCGTAATGCCGCTCGTCTTGTCGACCGCCCGCTGATAAATTTCCTCGCTGATGAACCCTGCGTCGAGGACTTCTTTGAGTCGGTCGAGAGACGCTTGCCGCTTCTCTTGCTCGGTCGTTACTGACTCCGTGATGCGGATGGCCTCTTGCCGCAGCTCGACCAACTGACGCTCGGTTTCGGCGGCGGCTTCGGCAGCGCGGGCATTTTCGCCGCTGAGTTCGGCCCGCGCTCTTGCGGCGGTTTCTTCCGTGATCGCCTTCTGCTCAAGCAGCGTGGCAATCTCTTGGAGTTGAGCGGCCTGCCTTTCTTCTGCTTTTGTGTAACGCTCTGTGACTTCGATTCCCCGCTCGAAAGCCTCGGCGGCCTGCTGGGCTTCTTCTTTCAACTGCCCGAATGCCGCCGCATATTCCTGCGGGGCGACAACGCCAGTTCGCAACTGCTCTGCAAGCGTCGCAAACTTCGCTGCAAATTGCTCTTGTGCAGCGGCGGCACCGGCCGAGGCCTCGGTCAGCGGCTTGAACACCGCCGTCGCCCGGTCGGCCTGCTTGGCAAGGTTGTCGAGCGCACGGTCAACGGGCGTGAGCGACTTTGCCAAGCCGCTCGCGTCGCCCGTGACTTTGAGTGCGAGCCCGAGAATGTTTGCCATAGTTAGCCGCCCAGTGCTTGCTTGAGCATCCGCAGTTGGTCGAGCATCTGATCGACGTGCTGCGGCGGCTTCTCAATCGGTATGAAGTCGGACGCAGATGGTGCCTTGCCTTTTGCGGAGTGCGGTGCCAGCACAGCACTCACGAGCAAGCCCGTCTGCCGCCACGGATCGGGCATCGCTTGGAAGTAGCGGACGTAAGCCATCCACTCCGCAAGCTCTGCCGAATCCATGCGGCAAGACAGTTCACGCACCGTCATGCCGAGATGCCCCGCCAACGCGAACATGAATCGTCGCGTCGGCGAGACGTTCAGCCTTTTCCCAGTGCCTCAACGTCCTCCTCGCTCATGTTGTTGTGCTTGATCGCCTCGTCGAACAGTCGGCCCATGACCGAGCCGCTTTTCTTTGCCAGCCCGGCGACCTGCTCACGCGAAAAGAGCAGTTCCCCCTTCTCGTCGCACAGGACGCGGGCAAGGTATTCGGTGCGGAAGTTCTCCACGCCGGAGTCCTTCTTGCCGATCCACATGCGCTCGTAGGCGTCGCGTTCGCCCACGCTCATGATTCGAATATGAACGTCGCCGCCCCACTCCCGGACGGTTACTTTCTTCAAGCCGAGGTCGTCGGCGGCAAGAATCTGGTCTGCGGTCAGTGCCATTGTGTTCCTCATTCAGGCGTGATTTTGAACGTCATCGCATAACGCGCGATGTCGTTGACTTTGCCTGAGAGTTGCACCCGTTCGCAGATCGCCTTGGTGGAAAACGT